TACTGGTATGGTGTAGCCCTGCATCCGCGCACGCCTGAATGTCTCTCCGTGTCGCCCGCCTATGGTTTCCCTCGTGATCTCCACGGGTGGCATGATTGCCCTCTCCATTTGGCACATGACGATATTGGATAGGTCGTACCCGTTGAAAATGATGCGGTCGTGACTGTTGTATTTAGGCATAGCTATGCCCTCTCTGCTTCATCACGCTACTGATTCCGCGCCCGATCTGCTGCCCAACCTCGTAGGAGCTTTGCCGCCCGGTGATGGTGGCGTTAACGTTTACCTCGACGTTAACGGGTGCCGCTCCGCCCGCATGAGCAACGGCTTGCTCGATGAGTCCAAGCAGCTTGCTTTCTGGCTCTATCCACTCGCGCTCTCCTGAGTCTCCCACGCCGATTAGGTGCGGGTCGTTCGGGGCGATTGCTCCGCCCTTCGCGTACCACTCGATGCCGTCAAACACGGGTAGGCTCAAGATTCCGCCCAAGTCCTCCCAATGCCAGTTGATGTGCGGTAGCGGAATGTGGGGCCACTTGAATTCGAAGTTGAAGAAGCCTTTTATCTTCTCGATGGCATCCCCAACGAACTTCTTGGCAAACTCGATTTTTTCCTTAATCGAGTCGCGCACGCGGTCAAACACGCCCGCTACCTTATCGCCCAGATTCGGGAAGCCCAGGATCTCACCAATCTTGTTGCCAACGTCCTTAACCGTGTCCCGTGCGCTCTTAATCTTCTCGGCAATTCTTGAGCGGATGGATTCAAAGGCGCTCGCCGCTTCCTCCTTGGCCTTTTTCCAGTCTCCGCTTAGCGCGGCCTGTAGCGCTCCGCTCGCATGCTTGCCCGCGTCCTGTGCCGCTTTCATGTCCTTCGTAACGGTGTCCTTAACGGCATTGAACGCGGTAGCCGTCCCGGTCTTGATGGCGGTCCATGCGTTGCTAATGTTGGTCTTTAGGTTGTTCACGCGCTCCGAAACGGTGTTCTTGATGGTGTCCCAAGCGCCGCCGATGGTGGACTTGATGCCCTCCCACTTCTCGGCTGCGCCCTTCTTGATGTTGTCCCAAGCGTTGCCCAGAGCTTCCTTTACCTCTTTGATTTTGCCCGTAACGCTGTCCCAGATGCCTTTCCAGAATTCCGGTACGCCCTTGAAGAACTCACATACGCCGTTCCAAGCGTCGCTAATGAACTTCGTGAACTTGCCCCAAAGCTCCCGCCCTAGCTCGGTCTGCGTAAAGAACCACGTAAGGCCCGCGATAGCAGCCGCAACAGCCGCGATGCCAAGCCCTATCGGGTTTGCCGCTATCAGTCCGGTGAAAGCGGTCCACGCACCGGAAAGAGTGCCGCCTATGGTGCTCGCCAAGCTGCCTACCGTGCTCGTGAGCGTGCCGAACGCTCCCGATATGCCGCCAACGTTGCTTAGCGCTCCGCTAACCGTTGACCATAGGGAGGAAATGTTCTTGAGTCCAGCGCCGATGTTCCCAGCCGCTTCAAAGAGCTTGCCGAATCCCAGCGTCACGCCGCCAACCGCGCCCGTGATGAGCACGGCTTTTGCTATGAACTCCTTCTGCTCCGGGGAAAGGCTCTTGAACGCTTCGGCCACCTGATGAACGACTTGGGCGAACTCATGGACTATCGGCCCTAGCGTGTCGCTAAAGGCGCTGCCAAGCTCGGCACCTGCCGCCTGTAGCTCCTTCTCGGCAACGTTGAGCTGGTCCACGCCATCAACCGTTTCATCGAACGTGTCACCCACGGTGCTGCCGTAGTCGCTCAGCGTTTGCTTTAGATCGGAGAAGTTCACGCGGCCCGACTTCGCCGCATCAACGAACGCGACGGCTGCTTTGGAACCGAACAGCTCAATTGCATCCTTGGTGGCTTCCGCTTCGGTCTTGGGGTCTTGCAGCCGCTTGGTTAGATCCTCAAGGCTCGTACCCAAATCGTCACCGGATTTGGCGCAACTCGCCGCCGCCTTTTTGAGTCCGGCTAGCATCTGGTCGGCTGGTACGCCCGCTTGCTCGAACTTGCCCAGCATGACGGCTGCATCGTCTATGTCTAAGCCCATTTCGCGGAAGGTGGCACCGTTGGTAACCACGGCTTGCATGAGGGCATCGGCGCTCATGCCGCTGTCTTGCGCAACCTTGGCAAAGACTCCCAAAACCTCGTTGGTGTGGCTTGAGTCCACGCCGAACGCTTCCATTGCCTTAGCCGCGTTCTGCACGGCTTGCACGCTATCCACGCCCGTAATCTCACTGAACTTGAAGAACAGCTCTGATAGTTCCTCAAGCTCTTCTCCCGTGGCACCAAAGCGGGTGTTAACCTCGCCAACCGTGTTGCCGATAGCCTCCCAATCGTTGGAGCTTCCCGCAACGGTCGTGGCAACGTTCTTCACGCTCTCGCCCAGAGCTTCCGCCGCTTCTCCCGTCGCGCCCGTGGCCTTTACCACGGCATCCATGCCAGAGTCAATTTCGTTGAAAGCCGCGAGAGACGCGCCCGTGATGGCTGCTGATGTTGCCATCATCGCCTTTCCTGCGGTCTCCATGTGCTCGCCGTGCTTCTTTAGCTTCTCGGAGTTGTCTTCCAGCGTTTGCCCAAGCTGGTAGAGCTTCGTCTTGGATGCTTCCATTTCCGTACTGGCATCCTTGATTTTGCCCTTGTAGCTCTCAAGCTGGTTCTCACATTGGAGTATGGAGCGCTGTAGGCTGTCGTACTGCCGCTGCTCTTGGTCGGTGAGCTGTTCGCCACGGGCTTTCTTTTCCTCAAGCTGCTGTAGCGCTTGCTTGTAGGCATCAAGCCGCGTCTTGGTTTCCTCATACGCCTTGTTGAGCGTGCGCACCTTCTGGGCCAAAAGCTCCGTGTTTCCGGGGTTGAACTTTAGGCTCTTGTCTATCTCTTTGAGGTCTTGGTTGGTCTTACGGCTCTCGCTCTGCACCGACTTTAGGGCGCTTTGCAGACCTGTGGTGTCTCCGCCAAACTTGATGGTTAGGCCCTTGTACGAAACTGCCATGATAGCCCCTTCCATCTGCGATTATCAAAATCATAAACACGCGAAGCGAACCACTCTTGAAAGTGGCCCGCCGTCTCGTGCTTACAAGCCCCAAAAGGATTCCTCCGCTTCACGCGCCTTTTGGTCCTCTTCGCTGTGCAATACCGAATCGTCTATGAACTCGCGTAGCTCTATCCACGCTTCGGCCTGGTCTATTCTCATGCGCCTTAGATCGGCGGGCATCAGTCCCGCCGCATGGCATATGTAGAGCCACACAATGCCCGGTCGCTCGGCAAGCTCGCTAGGCAATGGTGGTAAGGATCTCTCGCTCGGTCTCGGTTGCCATGTCCGCTCTAGCCTGTTGCGGAAAAAAGTTATCCTCGACTTCTTGCATCACGGCACTAGCCCAACCTTCCTCAACCGTGAGGTCCAGCACGTCCGTTGGTAAGTCCCTGAGCCAATTCTTGAAGCCGGGCGTTTTGTCGTTCGCGGTCTTCTCGAAAGCCCAGAAGAGTTGCAGGAGCTTGAGCATGGGCGGTATCTCGTGTTCGTCCACGAACTCTGAGATCTCGTCAACCGCCGCGTTGATATCCTCGCGCACCTTCTTGCCCTTGCGGGTGGTGGTGAATTCCTCCGCGTAAACGAAAGGGGTAAAGGCGTTGCACTCTATCTCGTGTGCAACGCCGCCAATCTCAACCGTGCGCATTAGTTGCCACTCTTGGGCGTGACGGTCTTAACGACGGCTGTAAAGAAGTCATCGTATGTGCTGTTGCCATAGAAGCTATCGCGTGTGGTCGCACGCACGCCCTCGGCAAGCTTGAGTGGGTAGTACGTGAACGGTATTGAGATTTGCCCAACGCTCGTCTTGTCTTCCTTGGTCTGCGCGTCGAAGTCTGGCTTTCCAAGCTCGCAATGGTAGAAGACCTTGCGCCTACCGTGGATGTACCCGGTCTGCTCGCACATGATGGCGCACGGCTTTGGTTGCACGTCCGCGAGGGCCAGAACGTCTCCCTCGGAGGTTACGAGGTAGCCCGTAAACTCCGCTATGGTCTCTCGCACGGTCTCATCGGTAATGTCGCGGATGGCGATGGTGCCAGTTCCGCCCGTGTCCGTATTGGCATTGATCCAAGTCTCATCGTTGGCGTAACTCGGATCGGAATTGACCGAACGCGAAGCCTGAATGGATACCAGACCTGCCTTGCTGCCAATGTCAACGGGCGTGCCAAAGGTGGCGGTGTCAACGTTCGTGAGCGGCGCAAGGTGCAAGTTCTTAACGCCAATAAATCCGTCTCTTGCCATTTCAACTCCTAATTCTCTCGCACTTCCACGGTGATAACCGCTTCCATGAGTCCTTCGCTCGGATGCGGCCAAACGCCGCCGTCGCTAAAGTAGATTCCCGCATCGTCTAGCGCATTGGTGATGGTGCGCTCTAGCTCGTAGTTGCGGTGCACGGTGTAAAGCTCAATGTCGTACTCGGCCACGTTAAACCACGTGAGGTCATTAGCGCCGCTCGTGGTACCGCGCCCTCTGCGTAGGACGATGAAGGGCGCAACCAAATCATCCGGTGGCTCCCATTCCGCGTTGGTCCACTTGATGCCCAGCCCGCCGATTACGCCGCAAAGCTCGTCTAGTGTGGTCATTGCTCGAACCTCCCTAGGAACTCGCCGCTCATTTCCTCGGCAACTTGGGCAATCACTCCGTCACCCGCAACGTACCCGTCGTACTTGCCGAACTGGTTAGCCTTTGCGTGGCCCTTTTCCAGTAGGTGGGTGAGCATGTAGTAGCGCTTGTTGTGCACGACAACCTCAACGCCCGTTGAGCTTGCAATCGCATCAGATACCCAATCGCGCGAGTATGCGCCGCCGCGCTTGCCCCTGCTCTTGCGTGAGCGCTGTTGTAGGAGCTGCGCGGCCTTTTGGCCTACCTCGCACGCCGCTCTCGTGGCTTCATCGTCCACGTCGTAGCAGTGTTCCTCCATGTAGTCGTGGATGATATCGGCAAAGTCGCTAGAGCCGCAATCGACCGTGAGGTTGTTGCCGCGCCTACGCCTTGCCATGCTCGGCCAGCCGTTCGGTGAGGGTGAGCACCACGAAATCGGGGCTTGATGCGTCCACGCGGTCAACGTTGAGCTTCGCGCCGTTGTAGGTAACCAGCCGCTCGCCGCGATAGTCGCATTTGTGGAGCTGGATTACCGCAATCGGGTGCACACCAGCGTTAGCCGCTTGGTAGTAGCTCTGAGCGCCCAAGCTAAACGGGTTGCAGCAAACACGCCGTGGCGGTGTCTTGATGCTCTGCGGTACGCCGCGACTGTCGCGCTCGACCTTGGATGAGTGTAGCAAGCACGTGTTTAGCCATCTGCTCATTAGTCCTCCTTGCAATAGGAGTCGTTGAGCTTCATTTGGGTAACCATGCTCTCGAAGCTCGATAGGTAGCGCTCAGCGTCCGGGTTGTCGTTGCCAACCGTACCCTTAACGTAGGAGATTATCGCCACCATAACGAGCGGGTCCGTCTCATCGTTGGCCTTTGCTTCCGTGATGCCGCCTAGCCGCATCTTCACACGAGCCGCCGCGATAGCGAGGTTGATTTGACCATCAAAGTAGTTGTCTGTGACTCCAAGAGCCGCACGACACTCTGCCAACGCTACGTGTTCGCTAGAATTCATGGCTAATCACCTCCCTAAGAACGGGCGGGCCACTGCAAAGCGGCCCGCCCTAGCATGATTAAGAGCTGATGGTGAACTTAGCAAACGCCGTGGGTACGGCAAGCACGCCACCATAGAGCAGGTAGCCATCCCAGCAGCGCTGCTGCGTGCCGTTCTCGATGTATGGGCGCACGTCGATGCCGTCAAAGATGTTGGAGCGGAAGAGGTCCGGGTAGCCAACGAGAATCACGCCGTCTGCAAGGGCATCGTCCTGCTTAACCTGCTTGCCGAAGATGCGGCCCTGCACGGTGGGGTCGTCGGTCTGCTCGCTCTGGATGAAGTAAGAGCGGTCGTTGGCATCCTCAACCATGGCGATGTGGTTCCAGATGGTGTCACCGTTGGCGTACACGATTGCGCCCTTGGTCGCGGGGTTGTTGAAGGTCTTGAGCTTGCCCAGCAGGGCCACCAGAGCAGCCTTGGTGAGCGATGCGCCCGTTGCCTTGTTGCCCGCCGCCATGCCGTAGGTTGCATTATCGAGCGTTGCGATGATGTCAAGCTCAGCCGTGTGAGCGAGTCGCGCGGAGATCTCGCCAACAATGTAGTCCTCAAAGCTCGCCACGCTCTGAACCTGCATCTTGCGAGACATTTTCACGGTCTTCTTAATTTCGTCACCGTTGATGGTGATGGTGTCGAACGTGTTTTGCTCGTCGTTCGCAGGTGCCGCACCCTCGTTGGTCTTGGCTGCGTCACCAGCGGCAATGGCCTTGTGCCGGATTACCTCGTACACGTGCGCGAAGTTGTCACGGTGCACGTCCCCGAAGAGTACCGCGCTAGAGTCAATCAGGGAAATGATCTCGTTTTGAAGCTCGGTGGGTACCACGCTGCCCGTGTTGGTGGTTAGGTGCGTGAACGCCGCGCGTTCCTGCGGGGTCATTTCGCCGTCGGCAAGGGTGATGCCCGAACGCTGCGCCAAGTCCTTGAAGTAGGCGCTACGCTCGTAACGGGTGTAATCCGTGGTCTCGGTTACGGAACCGTTGAACTGCAACCCAGCCGCGCGGTTGAGCGGTGCGGATTCGATGGGGGTAGCCTGTCCCGCTTCGATAGCCGCGCGTGCCGCCGCCGTGCGCTCCTGCGCCGCGTTCGCCTGTTCGGTGCGCTGGTTAAGCTCTTCGGTGAGCTGTGCCATGCGCTCGGCATTGGCCGTGGCTTCGTCCTCGGTGAGGTCTCCGCCCTCGGCTTGCTCGATGAGTGCTTGAAGCTCAGCAATAAGCTCTTCGATGGTCATGGCCTAAACCTTCTTTCTGAATTTCGACCTTGCAATTGCGATGCTTGCAGCCGCCAGAGCACGCGAATTGTTTTGGCGGTTACGGTGGCGTACAAACTCCTTGTACGCCCGCCCAATCTCTCCGTTGAGCGTGCGTGCCGATATCTCCGTGTTCGGGTCCGCTGGTAAGCTAACAGCGCTCACGTCGTAGACCTTTTTCACACGTAGAATCCTCGTGGTGTGAGTCTCGCGGTCGTATGCGTCTTCCGCGACGGTGAAAGCCCAGCTCATGCGCGTGCACAAGCCGCTCTCAATCTCTTCGTACATGGCCCTAGAGCTGGATGCACGCCCTAGGTCTGCCGCGATGAAAAGCCCGTGTTCGTCCGGCTCCACGATGAGCGTGCCGTTGCTCATGCGGGCGTACACGTGGCCCTCGTGGTCGTACTGCATGATTACGTCGCTCATGTCGGCATCACGGAAAGCGCCGGGGTCGATTACCTCCGTGTAGTCAACGCCGTTCCACGAGTCGTGCCACAAAACATAGGGGTCGTTGAAGGTGGATGCGTAGCCCTCAACGTAGTATTGCGAGTCTATGCGCCGCTCACGCTCCTGCACGTCACCGATCGGCGCAAGTGGCGTGCTAAGCATGCGGTAGCGTCTCTCACTCGGAATTGCCGGCATCCTCCAACACCTCTCTTCCTTCGTCGCTTGGGTTGTCGATGAGGGCAACGGCTGCGTTCGTGAGCGCCGCCTTTGCCGCATCGTCTGTGGTGTGCTCGGATATCAACTCAAGGTCTATGTACTCGCCGCGTATAACGTGCTTCTCGCCGCCCTCGTAGTGCGCCGATTGGAACACGTCGGCAACGTCGTTGCCGCACCATATGCCACGGTCGAACAGCGCCGTTGCAACGTTGAGCTTTGTTGCGTTGCTCGCAAACTCAAGGCGGTTGGCGCTAAAGGTAATCTCGTTGCCACAAGAGATCTCGTAAGGGCTAAACGTCATGACGGTAAGCACGGTGCCAAGTTGCACGGCAAACGGCTCGATTCGGCCCTCGTAGAAGCTGTTGAATGTCTCTTCGTCGGCACGGTTGAGGATTATGTCCTCGTTTATGCCGAAGTAGCGGTAAACGCTCTTCTCTATGCGCTCCATCTGTGCCGTGTCAACGGTGTAACTGTTGGGCGTAACCTGCGTGACGTTCTCAAATCCTCGGTCGTATACCGCGATGCCGCCCGCGTTCTCAGCGCCCAAGTTTTGTTTGTTGAACTCCTGTTGGCGCTTGCGCATTTCCTCAAGCGGTAGGTTTTGGCTGAACTTGCCAACGAAACGAACCGCCGCGCCCTGCTTGATTGCGTTCTGCTCGGCTTCCATCTCGGCATGCATCAGCTCAAGCGTTGGCTGCAATGCGTCCGTGCCGTCTCCAAAGAGGTCTGAGCGGTATTGGTGCCGCGTGAGCACGCCAACCTTAGACCATTCCACATAGGCCACATGTGAGCCGGGAAACGATAGCTTCAACCACGCTTCGCCGCGCACGTCGTAAACCTCGCACATGGAGGGCAACACGGGCCAGTAGCCAATGTGCGTGCCGTATTTGTCCGTCACCGGAACTATTAGGCACGTCTCGTTGACCTGTAGCATGGTCCAGACGCGCCGTATGAATTGCGGTGTTGTCTGCCATGGGTTGGGCGATATCCTCAATGAGCGTGTGGCCTGTGGCTTAGCGGTACCCGCAATCTCTGGCTTTAGCTTGCTTGCATGGTCCGCGCCCGCTTCGATTGCAGACCTTGTTAGCTCTGCTTCGTAAATGCCGCCCTGCCACGTCGTGAAAGCGGGCCTATATGCCGTGAGCGTGCCAAAGTAGCCGTCTGTGGCCTTGATTTGGGGCTTGTGAAAGATTGCGTCAAAAAGTGAGCGTATCTTGCTGCGTCTCGGCATCCTCTAACCTCCAATCAAAGCCTTGTAGTTGTCCATCTGGTCCCGCAAGGTCACGAATGCGTCAATCTCTGCCGCCCATGCGTCTATGCGGTTCCTTGGGTCCGCGCCCTTCTTGTCCGGTGCGATGTTGCCGTTTGCGTCCGTGCGCACCATGACGTTAGATCGGCACCACTCGGCAATTGGGTTGCCGTTGTCTACTACCCGGTCCTCCTTGTAGAGCGCCTTAATCTCGCGCATGGGCATTGATAGCGTCTGCGGCCCTTGGTGCACCTTTATGAAGTTGTCGCGCCCGAAATAGCCGTTGTAAGCGTCTACCGTAGGAGCGTCGCGCATGTGCCATGGGTCGTACCCGCAAGCTATGGCGTATATGCCGTGCTGCTGTCTCAGCTCTTCCAGCCAATCGAGCACAACGCGCTTATCGATAATCGGGTTTGGGTCCGTGCGCATCAGCCCGCGGGCAATCCATTGGTCATAGGGAACGCCATCCTTGCCGCCGCGCCGTCCCTCTTCCTCGGCACGCACCAAAGCCCGCTCTGGTATCCACACCATGTGAAGCGCATAGAGCTTATCGTCGTTCGGTCGCATGCCCAGCAAGCACGCCGCCGTTAGGTCCGTGGTGTCCGATGCGTCAACGCCGCAAATCCAGTAGGTGATACCCAGCTCGCTAAGGTCGTAGGTCGCTTCATTGTGTATCTCGGCCCACGAAAGCCAAGCCGTGGACTGGTTCTCAACTAGGTTGAAGTCCTTGGTGAGTAGGGTAGGGAGAAAGGTTGGATCGTCTGCCGCCTTGCTTACATTGGCCTTGAGCTTGTCGTGGTCCTTGATGGTCCCTAGACCAGGATTTGCCTTAACCCATGCGTTTTCGTCTTTCCATTCCTCGCGCTCGTCAAGCTCGAAGATGAACGCAATGAATCGCTCGGCCTTTTCGCCCTCGGCCCTGCCGTCAAGCCATTTCGTGGCGTACTCATACTGAGCGTCGAATATGCCGCCGCGAACAAAGCCGTTCGTGGTGATCTGCAACACCAGCGGTTGCCGTCTCGCGCTCGTGCCTTGAATCGTGAGGTCGTAAAGGTCGCGGTTCTTCATGGCTGCAAGCTCGTCAATGATTGCGCCGCTGATATCCAAGCCGTCTAGGTGGTTGGTGTTGGCGCTCAAAGCGCGAATGCTACCCATGTTGAGGTCACAATAGAGGTCGTTAACGCGCTTGCGCACGTGCTTTGCAAGAAACGGTGATGTTTTCACCATGCGTAGGGCGTTGTTGAAGCCCTTAGCCGCTTGGTCGCGTGCCGTGGCAACGTTGTAGACTTCCGGCGCGCCCTCTCCGTCGTTTACGAGTAGGTCAATCTCGATTGCGGATGCAAGAGCCGTCTTGCCGTTCTTGCGGCCCATGATCCAGAGCACTTCTTGGTACTGCCGCACGCCCGAATCGTCAACGAAACCGAATATCACGGAGAGTATGGCCCGCTGGAACAGCTCCAAGCGGAACGGCTCGCCAAGCCTACCGGATGGCAACCTGCAAAAGCGCTCGACGAACGCAACGTGCTTCATGGCATAGCGCTCGTCAAAGTGCCAGCGGCCCGATTTGCTCCCGTGGTCCAGCTCGTCTAGCACGATGCGGGCAACTTGGTGCATCTTCTCGCACGCGACGATATCACCCGCGAGTATGCCGCCGAAGTAGGCCCGTATCGCTATGCCACATGTCATTGGAGGGCGGTAGGGTGTCTCTTTCCTCCTACGCGATGCGCGATTCATTGAAATACTCTTGCAGCTCGTCAACTCCGCCCGCGTCTACCTCCATTAGGTCGGTGAGCTGCTTAATGCCGCGCGAGAAGGTTGCAAAGAGCTTGTTGTAGGCCACGAATCCCGGATGCTCCCGTATGCCCGTCTGCCCTCCGCCGTTGTCGTAGTCGCAGAATAGGCTTTCATTCATGAGGTCGTGCCGTGCTTCGTCCAGCTTCACCTTCTGCCAAGCAATGTTATGTATGAGTGGCATTGCAACGTCTCTCACGGCATCCGGTATGGCATCCTTCGTGAGCTTTTGCAGCTTGGTTATCTCGCTCTGCGTCTTGGTTTGGGTCGATCTGGTGGGATTACGCGGGGATTTTTCCGAAATCTTATTATTATTCCTGATTCGGGTTGATTGCATAAGTCCACCCACTTTCCCAAATCCAGCGTTCGCTTTTTTTTAGCTCCCGGCTCTGGTCCCCAGCCATAGGCGTGTTGTTCCTCACCGGGGGGAGTCCTCAAATCGATTCTGGGAGTCGTTTTCACCCTCTCGCGTGTTCTTGCCCACACGTTGCGTTTGCAGCCGTTAGCGTTGCTCTCCGTCGCTCAGCCAACGTGTATGAGGTTGCCTTGAGCATCGAATGCAAAGCCGTCACGGGTGCATGGGTTCGTGTAGCCGTGCAGCCTTGCGTGACACTCACGACACACGCACTCTAGGTTGTCCAAGCCGTATGCTTGGTTTGGATCGTCAACCGTCAATGGTGTTAGCTCCTGCACGTGGTGCACTATCTCAGCCGCGCTAACGCGCCCGCGCTTTAGGCACTCTTGGCAAAGCCCATGGTCCCTTGCCCATGCAGCCTTTCGCACACGCTCCCATTCGCTCGTGTGGTAGATGTGCCGCGAGAAGTCCTTAGCCATGCCGTGCCTTTCGATATGAAAAGGCCCCAGAGCTTTCAACACTCCGGGGTCTAATCATCGGGTCTGGATGGCTTGCGCCACGATATCTAGTTTCGCAAAGGGTGGGTACAAAGTCAATCTGTGCTGGAAATATCCGCGCGAATCAAAGCCTTGATGTAGCCCTGCACGTTGGGTACTTCCTCAAGCTTTGCCAGTATGTCGGCATCCGTGGTGCGGTTGAGCTTTAGCGCAACCTGCTTTGTGTTGGCTCTGTCGTATCTTGCCTGTGCCTTGAGCTGTGCTTGTGTTGCCATGGCCTACCTTTCGCTATCCCTAAGCACGCTATCCACGATTTGCTCAGAGTCCGCGAGGTCTCCACCAGTCACTAGGCACTTTCCCCAGCCGTCACCCTCTGGATAGATAATCATGATTTCGCCGCTTGCCCAGTCATAGCACACGTCGTACTTACTGCGCTCGTTCATTTCCGCCGCCTGTGCTTCCTTGGCTTCGTGCTGCTCGAGGATGCTATCAACAGACGCTAGGGCTTCTTCAACGGTATCGTCACCAAAAAGCAGCTTGCCCATCATTGGGTCGTTTGTAACCGTCTCGCGTAGATCATTAAGCCGTACAAGCTCGCTTGCCTTGTTCTCTTCGATGGTCTGCTTGTTGTAGGTTGCCATTGTTTCATCCTTTCAAACGTGTGCGTGCCAATAAGTATATACCTAGCGGTTCCGCTTGGGGCAACGGGTTTGGTTCCCGCTGCCCCTGTGTTTGGTCGGTTTGTTGGCTACTCTGCCGCTGGTGGGTAGTGGAACCTCATGTAGCAGTCATAGCAGCTAACACCTGAGTCGTGCCACCTTCCGTACCAGTCGCGCTGCTTGCGCCCGTATTGCTTGAACTCGATTGTGCAAGGAGCACAACCAACCTCGCGTATGAAGTTGCTTACCGCATCCGTGTTGGTGAGCCAGTCGGCAAGGTCGCGCATGGACTGTTCGAAGTTTGCAATCTCTTCCTTCGTGGTGATGTGGCTTCCGGGTCTGCCGCTCAGCCCCTTCTTATTGTGGATGATGAGCATGCCGCCCATGTTCACGGTTGCCGTACCCTTGCGCATCTGCGCTGCGCCGCACGTAAGCCCGTAGGAGAAGCCTTCCTCTTCTGCCAGACGCTTCTTCATCTGGTTCCAAAGCTTCTTGATTTCCTTCTGTGTGTGGGTCTTCATGGTGTGTGCCTTTCTTGTTGTGTCTTAACTTGTATATGAGTATATACCTAGATATGGGCAGAACAGAGCACAAACGGATATGAGTATATACCTACATATTCCCTCCACAATCACCTACAGAAAGAACTAGCGGCGCATAGTCTGAGCTGATGGTTAGTGCGTCGATTCGCACGCCATGTAAAAGATTCTCTAACACTGATTGCGCATCATCCATAAGCACGGTTGGCGGTTCGTGATATCGGGCGTACATGCTGCGCTCAAAACTTCCGTACACCATTTCATCTATTGTGATTGGGTTGCGTATCGGCTTGCCTATGTCCTTAGCCATTTTGAATGTAAAGCGCTTTCGCCGCTCATTCGGTACCACGATGTATTGATCTGTCTCATGGGCAATATTGATTAGCTCGGTGGTTTTTCCACTCGCGCGAGGTCCTACGATTACCTTCATTTGTCTACCTCGATTCCGCACTCGCGTAGCTCTTCGAAGTACCTGTTGTAAGCGACACAAACGAGCGGGAACCCATGAGCACCACGGTTGCCCTCGCCCTCGCATTCCTCACGGTGCTTGCAATCGTCCGGGCATGCGTTGCCAACGAACGGGTAGAGTTCTTTGCACAGCTCGCGTAGCTTTGCGTTCTCGGCTTCGAGCTTATTAATTGCCTTGTTGCCAATCTCAACGGCTCCGGTGTACCCGCGCATGAATGCATCGGTTATGTCCTCTTGCCGACT